ATTTCTTTACAAAAAAGAAACTAAACACTCTTTTACCTAACTATCCACTTGGTTCACAAGTAGCAATACAAAACGGCATAGTAACTTGGCAAGGACAGGACCAACAGGCTTTCGTGAATGATGGTTACGTTAAAAATGATATCGTTTATTCAATTGTTAAACTAATAACAGATAAAGCAAAACTTGCTCCATTCCACGTTTACAAAGTAACGGATGAAGTTTCTGCAAAGCGTTATAAGTCTTTGATGAAACAACCTGATAAGATTACCAATTGGCAAGAAGTAAACGAATTACACAAAAAAGCATTTGAAATATACACTGGAGATTCAAGATTGAACGACCTATTGAAATATCCAAATGGCGAAGATACTTGGGGAGATTTAGTAGAGCAGTGGTGCGGATTTAAGTTAATTACAGGTAATTCTTTTATTTACGCTAAACTTATTGAAGCAGGTGCAAATCAAAATAAACCATTTGAACTTTACGCTTTACCTAGTCAGTATATGGCTATCATAGCTAATATAAACGAGTTCCCACCTGTTAGAGCAGGCTACCAATTGTACTTTGGCGAAATGTGGACATTTGACCCAAAAGAGATATTACACGATAAGTTTTATAACCCACAATGGAGTGTTACAGGGCAACAACTTTATGGACAATCGCCATTAAGAGCAGCAGCAAGAACATTGACAAGAAGTAACGAAGCTAAAACGGCTTCAGTTGCAGCATTTCAAAATGGTGGACCAGCAGGTGTGTTATTTATGAATGATGACCGCTTTGACCCTACAAGTGGAACACAACAAGCACAAGCACTTAAAACCGCTATCAGTCAAAAAGGTGGTTCATCAAACTTTAATTCTATTGCCGTGTCAGGTTATAAAGTAGATTGGAAAGCAATCGGTTTGTCTCCTGTTGAACTTAATATCATTGAATCAGAGAAATGGGATATGAAAGCACTTTGTAACATTTACGGAGTTCCTTCACAACTATTAAACGATGCCGACAATAAAACTTATAACAACCAATTAGAAGGCGAAAAGGCATTGACATTACGTTGTGCTATTCCTTTGCTTGATGCGTTGACCGAAAACTTAAATAGAAAACTACACACTGATTGGGGTTACAAAGGAACTAACCTTTATGTAGGTTATGATATGAAGGTTTATCAAGAATTAGAAGCAAATAAGAGCGAACAAGCAACTTGGTTGGATAAGGCTTGGTGGATTGCACCAGCACAAAAGATGGAAATAATGGGTATCAAAGTCCCTGATTATATTCCTAGCGAAGAAATGGAAAAATTGTACGTTCCTAGCGGACTTCAACCTGTTGACCAATTCCAACCATTGACCATACCTGATAACTTAAATCAATAAAATGATTTGGCAAGATTATAGAAAACTATATGCCAACGCATTAAAAACCTATTCGCCCAAGTTCAAAAAAGAACTGCAAAAACAGGTTGATACATATTGCCGTACCCAAAACTTAAACGCAATTAGCGATAAAGCCTTAAAAAAGACCATTCAGCGACTTCATATGGCTATGGGGGTAAAGATGGCACAAATAGTACAAAAGTCCGTTAAAAGGTCTGTAAAGGGCATTTACGAGGCATTAGAGACCAAATCTGCCGAAACCGACCTATTTGCTTACGTTATCCTTCAATATTTAGAAAGACAAGGTTTAAATCAATTGGCTGCCGATATAACCGACACTACAAAAGAACAAATCCGCAGATTCCTTATTCAAGCTAGTGAAAAGAATTACACTATGCAAGAAACGATTGCACTTTTAAGGGTTAGCGGAATAACTGATTATCGTGCCGAACTTATCGCAAGAACGGAAACAGGAAGGGCAGCTAACATAGGTTCAATGGTTGGAACGGCATCCACAGGGTTAGTTACAATGAAGGAATGGATAAGTGCAAGGGATAACCGCACAAGAAGAATACCAAGAGACCAATTTGACCATTTGCATATGGATGGAGTTAAAATTCCGTTTGATGACAAATTTAAACTACAAAACAAAAAAGGTGGATTTGATTTAATGTTACATCCGTGCGATTCAAGTGGAAGTGCTGCCGATGTGTGTAATTGCCGTTGTACTTTAGGATATGAGGCACAAAGGGATTCAAAAGGTAAACTAATGACTTTACAAAATAACCCACCAAAAGGCGATGTTGGTTACATTTGGAACTTGTTAACAAATTACGCATTGATGGAAGTTACCACATTAGTTAGTGAAGCATTAACGGATTAAAAAAAAATTATAACTTTGTTAATATGAAAACATACACAAATAAAGATGTTGTTGTTGAAAAGCAAGACATTGGTTACGAAGTAATGGATGTTGATACCGAGCAACGCAGAGTAAAAGCCGTATGGGCAAGAACTGGAAACGTTGATTTAGACAACGATATTATCGTTCCTGAAGCATTTACTAAAACGTTAAAAGAGCGTGGTCCAGCAGGTAAAAACTTAATATGGTCTTTAGTTGACCATTGTGCTGAAATGGAAGCCGTTATCGGTAAGCCTGAACAATTATACGTTGAAGGCGATATGCTTATTGCTATCACTCCTATTGTAATGACTGAAACAGGAGAAGATATCTTAAAAATGTATGATGCTGGTTTAATCAACCAACACTCAATTGGATTTACTACAATAAATTCAAGCGTAGGCAAAGATGGTGTTAGAACCATTACGGAACTTAAACTTTATGAAGGAAGTGCGGTTTTATGGGCAGCAAACCCTGAAACCCCTACTATTTCAGTTAAGAGTGAAGTAAAAAAAGAACAATTAGCAACAAGGCTAGAGAAACTTATTAAAGCATTTAAAGGTGGTCGTTTCACAGACGAAACCTTTGCTTTAATGGAGATAGAAATAAAAAGGATTCAATCTGAATTATTAGAAATTGAAATCGTGAAAGAAATCACTGCGACCGCAGAAGCACCGCAGCCGACAAACGAAGAAGTGAAAAATGATGAAGAAGAAAAAGTCCTAAAAGCAATAGCACAATTTAATAACTTATTTAAAAAGTAAAAATGGAAAATTTAATTAATGAAATGGCAGAGAATGTAAAAGGAATCAAATCCGACATCGCTGCTCAAATTGATTCAGTAAAATCTGAAATCAGTGTTGTAAAAGATGAAATGCAAAAGCAAATTGACGCACAATTAGTTGCTCAAAAGAAAGCTGCAAAGCGTGAAGTTAAGTTTATGGATGAAGTGATTATGGAAAAACTTGACGGCAAAATGGATGCAATGGAAAAAGAAATGAAGTCTGGCGGTAAATTCCGTTTAGATTTATCCGATGTTAAGACTATGACTTTGTCAGGTTCTTTAACAGGAGATGCTCAAGCTAGTTACGCACCTAACGCTGCTATCTTGCCAAGCCAAGCGGTTAACTTCCGTGATTTAATTCCAACTGTACGTAGTGCAAGTGGTTTGTATGTTTTCTATAAGGAAACTGCAACAACTAACAACATCGCTGCTCAAACTGAAGGTTCTGATAAAGGACAAAACAGCTACGCATTAAGCGAAGTTAAAGTTGTAAACGATTACATCGCTGGTTTCTCTACTTTCTCAAAGCAAATGGCAAAATCTCTACCATTCTTAAGTACAACTTTACCAAGAATGTTAACTAGAGATTTCTACAAAGCAGAGAACAGTGCTTTCTATACAACAGTATCTACTGCTGCAACTGGTTCTACAACAACTTCTGAAACAATTGACTTAAAACAATTAGTTGATTATATCGGAAACCAAAAGACTGCTAACTATGTTGCTTCTTTTGCAGTTGTAAGTCCTACTCAAATGGGTCGTTTATTAAAAGAAACAATCAGCAATGGTTACTATGCTGGTTCAGGTTCTGTTATCGTAAATCCTAATGGTGGTATCACTATTTGGGGTGTACCTGTAATCGCTGCTTCTTGGGTAGCTGATGACAAGGTATTAATCTTGGATAACAACTATTGTGAGCGTGTTGAAGTTGAAGGTTTAGCTATTGAGTTCTCTTATGAGAATGCAAGTAACTTCCAACAAAATATGGTTACTGCACGTATTGAGTGCTACGAAGATGTTAACTTAATGCAAACTGCTTCAGCTATTTTTGCTGATTTAGGCAACGTTGCTTAATTGAATATTTAGTATAAAAAAAGAACCCTTACTTCGGTAGGGGTTTTTTTATTAAAATAAACGTAAATTTGTAAAAAAGGAATTATGTATAATTTCATTATAGACCACACTTTAGTTGATTACGGAGTTATAACCGAACCTGTTACAGTTGCCGAAGCAAAACAATATTGCCGTGTTACTAATAGCGTTGAAGATGATTTATTCGCTGAATTAATCACTCAATCAAGACAAGCCGTAGAAAAGGCTTCAGGCTTAAGTATTACACCTAAAACGGCTACTGTTTGGTTCACTAATGCAGCAGCTAACTTTCAGTTGCCTTTTGGACCAGTGGTGTCATTTACAAGCCTAACCGATAATAACGGAAACGTAATTGAATCGGCTGATTATAAATTAATCGGTGGTCAATATCCGCAATTAAACTATCCAGCATTTAATGAAATGGTGGCGGTTTATAGAACAGGATTTACAACAGTACCAAAAGAAATTAAAATTGCTATTTTAGACCAAATAAACTACGGCTACGAGAATAGAGGTATGGATGTCAACGATTTAGGTATTTGTGAGAAAACGTGGCGAGTGTGTCAAAGATGGACAAGAACATCCCCAATTTTATAATATGAGAATAGGACTTCACAAGGATAATTATGTTGATGCTAATTCTATGACTAGATTAGTAAACGTTTATGCTCCAACAAGCGTAAGCGATGGGCAAGGTGGGTACACTACGACATATACGTTGCAAACAACTACTTGGGGGGATTTTAGACCACAACCACAAAATAGGTCATTGCAAGAATCTCAATTAAGTTTTACAAGGTTTGCAAAGTTGTTTATTCGTTGGGATATTACAATTACGGATATGTACAAATTGGAAGTGGAAGGCGATACCTATACGATTCACTCAATAAAAGATGTGGATAATGCTCATAGATTCTTTGAAATTGAAATGTATTACTAATGGCTAACGGCATATTTTTGAACGTCAATGGGATGGATAAAATATTCAGTGATTTAAAAAAATATACTGAAAAGGTTAAAGTTGAAGTGGCTTTAGAAATAAACGCATCAGCTTTAAATATTCAAACTAATGCCAAAAAAAATGCACCTGTAAACTTTGGTAGTTTACGCAATTCTATACAATTAAAAGAAGAATTAGGTCAAGGAAAATTACTTTATACTATTGGTTCTAAATTGCCATATGCTCCATATGTAGAATTTGGTACTGGACCAAAAGTTTCAGTTCCATCAAATTACAACGATTTTGCTATGCAATTTAAAGGCAATAAAGGTGGTACATTTAAACAAATGTTGGAAGCGTTAATGTTATGGGTAAAAGCAAAAGGGATAACTGGAACATATAGTGTTAAAACAGGTAAAAGGACAGGCTCAAAACAAGCAAGACAAAAACAAGACAAAAGTGCTGCTTATGCGATAGCCATAAGTATATTAAGAAAAGGATTGAGACCACAACCATTTTTGCTACCAGCTTATGAGCAAGAAATTCCTAAATTAAAAGAAAATATTAAAAAAGTATTAAATGCTAAATCCTAATATAGAAATAAAAAAATGGTTTTATACTAATTTAGTATCTGCCACAAGTTTGCCAGTTTATGATGGGTTAGCGCCTGATAATGCTCCTAATGAGTATATTGTTTTGGATGGCAGAACTTCAAGCCAAGAACAAGGTAAAGCAGGTTATACTAATTCGGTTACTATCATAGTTGACATTGTTACAAAAAGTGCTAACTTTGGCTATAAACGAGCCGAAACAATAAGCGATTTAGTTTTGACTGCGATTAACTCAAACACCACAATAACCTTAAGTAATGGGTTTTATTCATCAAGTGTTTTTGTAAGTAGCATATCAAACTTAGATGGTTTAAACCCTTTGGATAACGTTTTTAGAACATTAATAACTTATAATTTAATAATAACTCAAAATTAAAATAAAATGGCAGAAACTAAAGTATCAGGCAGGGACTATATCCTTTTAGCCGACATTGATGGAGATAGCACCTTTAAACCAGTTGCTTGTCTTACATCTAACTCATTTACATCAACTAATGACACTATTGATGCAACTTCAAAGTGTGGTAACTCATTCACTCCAGCACCTTCTTTTAGCCAAAGTTTTACAGGCGAAGGATTTGCGATTGATGAAACTGGAACTCCTAGCAAGGATTCTTACCAACAATTATATGCTGCACACGCTGCTAAAACTCAATTCGCTATGAAGATGGGTAAAGCAACACCTACAAGTGGAGATATTACTTATTCAGGTAGTGTTTTCATTAGTAACTTTACAGTGAACGCTGCTGATAAAGATGATGTTAAATTTACTGCAACTTTTGTAGTAACTACACCGCCTTTAACACAAACTGAAACTGCATAAACAACAACCAAAATATGTTTGAATTAAAACTAAACAACAAAACAATTCAACTAAAATGGGGTACTTGGGCAATAAGAGAATATTGCATTGCACGAGGAATAGAACCCAACGAGTATTTTAGCGATTTAAGTAAAAGCGATTTAGACATTGATAAAATTATCAAAATGGTCTATGCAGGTTACAAATCAGCTTGTGTAAGTAATAAACAAGAAATTGAATATACTGAAGCAGATGCTTGTGATTGGATTGATGAAGAAGGCTCTATTTTTAATCCTGATAGTAAAATTTTAGTGTATTTAAGATACATTATAGATAATACAATTACAACTGTACAAGGTGTAAAAAAGGAAGAAAAAAAAAAGCCTAACAAAATTAAGTTGGGATGATATTTTAGTTAAAGCTGCTGAATGCAATATAAGACCCAATGAGTTTTGGGAAATGACTTGGAAAGACTTTTCTATTATCGTAATGGGTAAAGAAAGGCAAGAGTTAAACGAATGGGCAAGGACTAGAAACCTTGCCTATATTGTATATTTAAGTAGCACTGCTGAAAAAACACCTAAAAGTATCAAGGCATTTTGGCATATACCTGAAATTGATGATATTGAGGAAGAAGAAGAAAAGGTTTACTTAACGGATGACCAATTGAAACGGACTTTAAAATTGTATGGAGTAAATTAATTAAGATGGCAAACTTTGATTCATTATTTAGTGTTGGTATAGGTGCTGATATTACGTTGTTGCAAACGGAAATGCAAAAAGCAGAAAATCTTTTAAGTAAGTTTGAAGCAGCAGCAAAAAAAGCTACAAATATTGGAGAAATAAATTATCTAAATGGTCAAATTAGTGGTTTAAAAAGCACTATTACCAATTTAGGTAATGAAATGAATAAGGCAGGAAGACCGATTGGAGATGCCACACAATCATTAATTAACTTTTCTAGAATTGCTCAAGATGCTCCTTATGGGATACAAGGTGTTGCAAATAACCTTAACCCAATGGTTGAATCTTTCCAAAGATTAGCTGCAACCGAAGGTGGTGTTAAAAATGCACTTAAAGCAATGGTAGCAGGTCTTACAGGACCAGCAGGTATTGGTATTGCGGTTGGTGTTATTAGTTCATTGGCAGTTACTTTTAGCAAACAATTATCTGAAATGTTTGCATCTCCAACTGAAAAAATGAAGGAGTTTAGAGATGAACTAAAAAAGTTAAATGAAGATATTTACAAATTAGTTGGTGGCGCACAAGCAAATCGTGCAGTTGCAATGGGATTTTCTGCTATTGCTGGTTCTGATAAAGCATCATTAGAAGATAGAAGAACTGCATTAAAATATTTAAAAGACATTTATAAGGATAATAAAGAGATACAAGATTTAACTATTGAATCAGGTACTCAATATATGAACTATGCTATAAATCGTGCAGCTAAACAAGAAGAATATCAAAATAAAGAAAAAAATAATGCTAGTGCTTTAAAAATTATTTATAGTGAAATTGCTAAACTTGAAGATGAAAGAACAAAAGCATTAGGAAATGTAAAACAAGAATATGGTGCTGGAGGAGTTCCAGTGTATAATTTAGATGCAGTTAAACAAAGAATAAATGATACTTACGACGCATTAATTAAACAAGCAACAGATAAACTACCTGAAGCGTTAAGAGCAGGAGCAAAATTACAAGCTGCATTAGTGGGTTTTGAAACACCAGATAAAGTTGTAAGACCTAAAAAAGAAAAAAAAGAAACTGATTACATACAAAAGCTAATAAACAAGTCAAAAGAGCCTGTTGATAAATTAGAAGCGGTTGGAGAAGATACGGCAATAAAAGATTCTGAAAAGAAACATCAAGAACATTTAGATTGGATTTCTAAATATTATAAATTCAAAATGGGTCTTACTAAAAAAGACTTTGAAGAAAATCAAAAGACATTAAAAGAACAACAACAAGATTATGAATCTTTTGCTAAAACATTGTCAACTGATGTAGTTAATGCTTTACAAAGTATGTATCAAGCTATGCAACAAGGACAAAGTTTTGGAGAAGCATTTATTAATATGTTAGGCAAAATGGCTGAACAATTAGTTGGTTTAATATTAAAAACAGTAATATTTCAAGCAATAATGGCTGAACTTACTGGTGGAACAAGTTTAGTTGTTGGAGCTGCCGCTACAAGTGGAATAGACCCTTTAAGTTTGGCTGGTAAAATATTAAAAATACCAATGTATGCAGAAGGTGGTATTACAACTAGACCACATATTGGAATGGTTGGCGAAGCTGGTCCTGAAGCAATTATGCCATTAGATAAATTAAAAGGATTTTTAAATACTTCGTTTAATGCAGGTGCAATGAATAGCGGTGCAATTGCAGGAAGTGGAGAATTTACATTAAAAGGAAATGATTTAGTATTGGCATTACAACGTTCAAATTATTCACTTAATTTAAGAAGGGGAATATAATGGCATACGCAAATAAATACAAGATAACTGTTGCAACAAAGTCAGATACTATTTCAACTGTTTATTTATTAGAAGATGGTTACGAAGGCGATTTGATTGAATACCCAGCAGATTCTTTGCAAATACAATATCTGCCACAAAGTGATGACATATTTGAACCTATAATTGCAAGCCAATTAAATTTATCAATAGATGTTACGGATGATGTAACTAATATGCCAAACCTTACTACATTAAATGATAGAAAATATTTAGTTAAAGTATTTACAGGGGAAAATTTAGAGTGGCAAGGATGGACATTAAGTGATAATATACAATTTAATTTTACAACAGGTAGAAAAACAATATCATTTAATGCTATTGATGGATTGGGTTTATTAAAAAATGCTTATTATCCTTTGCCTGTTGATTATACATTGAATCAAAGAATAAGTTGTTTAAATTATATACAAACGTGCCTTGATTTAATTAATTTCCCTGATAATTTGAATTTGATTAGTGGAGTTAGTTATTATTCAATTTCAATGAATGATAGAGGCGATGGAACATATTACGAACCATTAAATCAATCATATTTAAAGTTGCACAATTTTGTTGACCAAAAAGACGTTAGTACAACTACAAGCGATGTAAAAGTTACAAGTTATTGTTTAGATATTTTAACTGATATAGTTAAAGGATTTGGATGTAGGTTATTTCAAGCTGAAGGGAAATGGTTTATAGTTGCGGTTAATGAATTTGCTCAAAGTTCATTTTATTATACGGAATACGATAGTACGAACACAGTTGTAAGTAGTGGCACAAGGTCGTTTTTAGGTCAAATACAAGGATATACAGAGAACACTAGCGGTTTATACTTTACGGATAATAGCCAAATAAAACTATTTAGAAAAGGATATAACAAAATTAGATTTAGTAAATCAATTAGTTATTCGGATAATTACATAACAAACTTTGACCTAAAGAAATACACAGGAAATAACGCAAGTTCTTGGACTGAATATACATATGGAGTAGGTGGAAGTTATACGCTTAAAAATTACCCAACAGGTGCTTTAAACGCTTATATTTTACAACTAGGTACGCATTTAACTTATATAAGTCCTGATAACGTTCCTTCATTGTCTCAAAGCGATAGTGCGACATTAAGTTTTGATTGCGTGGCTATTGGTGGTGCTGCTGACCCTATTGCAATTGTTTATGTTAAAGTTATTTTAACAACTGATTCTTTTACCTATTATTTAGGCAATGACCAACAATGGTATTTAGAATATAATAAAGTTTATAAAGGTAGATGGAACGCTGCTAATAATACACCATCATTGGTAAACGGAACAGGAACGACAGATGATACATATATTGTAACTGTGGCAGGAGTACATTCATTTGGCACAAGTACATTTAACTTTGAAGTTGGGGATTTGGTTTCATATTCAGGTGGTGCGTGGCAACAACATAAAGGATATGCTTTTGCACCTTATAGTTCTAGTAACCCAGCTAACAATGCAAGTTTTACATTACCTGCTGCGCCTTATAGTGGAACATTATCAATACAAATTGGGTTAGGTCAAGGGCAAGCGCCTATTCCTGTTGTAGCTGAACCATTTTACACACAAGTTGCAGCGCAAGTACAAAATTTTAGATTTAGTTTCAATCCTAATTATACGGCTATTTTAACCGAAAGTTACATAAATGATAGCGAGGAGTATGTTTACAATGCAGACTTTAATTTAGGTTATAACAATGCCAAAGCTGGGTATGATTCTTATTTAGGGTTTTTATGCGATTCGGCAGGATATACTTTGGGAAGTTGGTATCGTTATGAATATCCAACAAATATTTATTCAAGTTTAAATGAGTTAGTAATTAAACAATACTCAAACGCATTAAATAAAAACCTTATAAATATTGATTCTACTTTTATGGGAATGGAAACATCCGAAGGTAGATTTAGTATGGGAATGAGAATAACCGCAACGGACACCGACCCAGCGCAAATTAACGTTGAAGATAGAAAATACATATTGGGAAATTCAACAATTGATTTATTTAACAATACTATTCAAAGTACATTGTTAGATATAAATAATGAAAATATTGAAACTACTTTAGCGACTAGATATTTTACAAATACGTTAAGTCCAGTAACAACAGGATATGGACATTTAAGAAGTACGGCTTACACAACACGTGAAGCTGCTGCTGCTGCTCCATTGACAACGTTCTTGGTTTATAATAACACAACAGGCGCACCAAGTGTGGGAGATAGATATTACACGGATGAGTTATTAATAACAGGATTTAATGGTGCAAACCTTTGGTGGCGAATAATGAATGATGATATAACTTCTCATACTTACAAGATAAGTGGAGCAGGTTATATTCTAGAAATATATGCTTAATTTTGACTTATGGCAGAAAATGTAATTGGTAAAAATATAATGCTCTATTATCACGAGCCACCTTCCGAAACTTATCCGACAGGTAGGGATATTCCTTTTTCGTGTTCAACAAATTGCACATTTAGTGTAAATGTTGACCAAAAAGAAGTTACAAGTCAAACATCGGCTTGGTATCGTGAATTTAAGAATGACATAGCAACTTGGACAGTTACTTGTGATGGATTGATAACGTTAGATGGATATGGTTATCTTTTTTTGTTACAACAACAACAAAATCGCACTACAATTTTAGTGAAGTTTGTTGTGGACAACGGAGTGGATGGGTTAGTGATTATTAGCGGTAATTGTAACTTAACAAGTTTACAAATAAATGCACCTTACAAGGATATAGCGACTTATTCGGTTTCACTTCAAGGGACAGGTGCTTATGGTACAACAGGAACGACAATTAACCCACAAGGTGTTGTTATTGCTGGTGGTGCAACGATTATGAAACAATATACCGCAGCTGGTGGCGAAACTACAATTACTTGGACTGATTTGATTGGTAATACTTGTTTATACGTTTCAAGAGGTGGTGTTGATGTGAGAGAGATTTTAACAACAGGAGTACCTACAAATGACCAAGTTAAATGGGACACTACAACAGGAATTTTAACCTTTGGTAGAGTTTTAGAATCGGATGAATTTATTAGAGGACTTTTTAACTAATTATAATGAGCAATCAATTACAAATAACAGGCGGAGCGAAAGTTAGGAATTTAGAAGGTGTAATAACAGGAACGACAGGTGTTTTAGGTTCAGTTCCTTTAGGTGCTGCCAATGGGGTAGCAACCCTAGATAGTGGTGGTAAAGTGCCTGTATCTCAATTACCTTCATCGGTAGTAACTTATTTAGGTACTTGGAATGCTGCTACGAATACTCCGACTTTAACGAATGGTGTGGGCGATGCTGGGGATATGTACATTTGTAATGTTGCTGGAACTGTGAACTTTGGTGCTGGTCCTGTTACTTTTGCAGTAGGGGATTGGGTGTTATACGGAAGTGGAACTTGGCAGAAATCTAACGGACAAAATGGTACAGTTACAAGCGTAGCTGCATCCATTACAGGAAATGCCATTGGTTTAACAGGTTCGCCTATAACAACGGCAGGAACTTTAGCTTTTGCCTTTGCAGGTACTTCAGGTCAATATGTGAATGGTGCAGGAAATTTGACCACATTTCCGACTTTAATTACGAGTATAGGTTTATCTATGCCGAGTGCATTTAGTGTCGCTAATTCGCCTTTAACGGCTAATGGAAGCATAAATGTAACAGGTGCAGGTAGTTCAGCACAATATATAGATGGAACAGGCTCTTTACAAACCTTTCCTTCAATTATTAGTCAGGCTCAAAACTTGGTTACGGAAGTTTATAATGAATCAGGAGCAACCTTAACAAAGGGAACTGTGGTTTATATCAACGGAGGACACGGAAACCTACCAACGATAACAAAGGCTTTAGCTACATCGGATGCTACATCAGCTCAAACTTATGGTGTTGTTCAATCGGACATCACTAATATGAATAACGGATATGTGGTTGCAGCAGGTAGATTGTTAGATTTAGACACACAAGCATATGCAGCAGGAACTCAATTATATTTAAGTTCTACTACGGCAGGTGCTTGGACATCAACTAAACAATATGCTCCTGCACATTTAGTCTATGTAGGTATTGTTGTTAGAAGCCATCCTACTCAAGGGGTGGTTGAGGTTAAGATTCAAAATGGATATGAGTTAGATGAGTTACATAACGTATCTGCTCAAAGTCCTTCAAACGGAAATATTTTACAATACGTTACTTCAACAGGATTGTGGACTGCGGTGGCAGGAACGACTACGAACATATCAGAAGGAACGAATCTTTATTATACGGATGCAAGAGCAAGAGGTGCTTTAAGTTTTACGGCTGGTAGTGGTGCTTACAACTCTACAACAGGGGTTATTACAATACCTACTAATACAAGTCAATTAACTAACGGAGCAAATTTCATCACTTTAGCTAGTTTATCAGCAGGAGCAGGAATAAGTTATAACAACACAACAGGAGTTATAACATCAACGATTACTCAATATACGGATGCGATGGCTCGTGCTGCTATAAGTGGTGGCACAGGTATTAGTTACAATTCTACGACAGGAATTATTACAAACACTATTACTCAATATACCGATGCTTTAGCAAGGGCAGCCATTAGTTTAACAACAACAGGCACAAGCGGAGCAGCTACTTATAATTCAACAACAGGGGTATTAAACATCCCACAATATATTGGTGGTGTTACTTCGGTGTTTGGTCGTACAGGAGCAGTAGTGGCAACGGAAGGTGATTATACTTTAACTCAACTAGGGGATGTAACTATTACAAGTCCAACAACAGGACAAGTATTAAAATATAACGGAACTACTTGGATAAACGATACCGATGCTAACACAGGAACTGTAACTTCGGTAGGTTTATCAGCACCAACAGGTTTTAGCGTAACAGGAAGTCCTGTAACATCAAGCGGAACATTGGCTTTAGCTTTTGCTAGTGGTTATTCTTTGCCTACTAACGTAAAACAATCTAATTGGGATGATGCTTATACTTGGGTAGCTGCTTTCCCAACTCAAACAGGCAATAGTGGTAAATTCTTAACAACAGATGGTTCAATTTTATCTTGGGCATCTAACCCATTAGGAACTGTTACTTCAGTAGCTATGACTGTGCCAACAGGATTGTCCGTAAGTGGAAGTCCTATCACTACAAGTGGTACTTTAGCGGTTACATTAGCTGCTGGTTATTCTATTCCTACAACGGCATCTCAATCAAATTGGGACACCGCTTATACAAATAGAATTACAAGTTTAACTACAACAGGTTCTTCAGGTTCGGCTACTTTAGTTAGTAATACTTTAAATATTCCTACTTATACTTTAGCAGGATTGGGTGGTATTAGTTTAACATCATTGAGTGCGACAACTCCATTGTCTTACAATAACACGACAGGAGCATTTAGTATTCAAGTAGCAAACACAACTCAATCAGGATATTTAAGTTCTACGGATTGGAATACTTTTAATGGTAAGGCAAACGCATTAAGTGGTACAATAAACACAATAGCTTATTGGGATTCTGCTTCAACAATAGCAAGTTTGGCTTTAGCAACTTACCCTTCATTAACTGAATTAAGTTATGTAAAAGGGGTTACAAGTGCTATTCAAACGCAATTAAATGCAAAGCAAGGAACTTTAACATTAACAACAACAGGAACAAGTGGTGCTGCTACATTAGTAGGTAATACTTTAAACATCCCACAATATAGCGGTGGTGGTGGTTCAATGGCAATAGGCGGAAGTATTACAAGTGCAACCGCAGGTAGTGTTTTATTTGTAGGTGCAAGTGGAGTATTGGCTCAAACAAATGCAAGTTTCTATTATGATTATACTAATAATAGATTAGGTTTAGGAACAACATCTCCTGCAAGATTATTGCACGCTTCTACAAGTTATACTGCTCCA